CTAGGATAACTGATTCGTATGATGAAGTAGTAAGAAAAATTGGCCACTTCTGTACTTGTGGAAAGCTAGCAGCAGTAGTACTCAATGGAGTTGATATGAATTCACTCCAAAATGTAAATGTATATACACAATGTCCACTATTGAAATTGACCTGTATAAAGAAAGTAGTATCCCAAATATCGCTACCAGACCCGATGGTTGCCAATGAATTTTTTGAATTCTATAAAAGAAAATACCATGATAAGTTCATGAAAGCAGCAGATAAATTTTTCTACATAACACCCAAAGCACTAATAGAAGGTATAGCTACATTGAAAAAGCAATTGGAAATACTCCCATTCTATGATGCTGATAAAATATGGCAGCTAGATGAACTGAAGAATGAATATAAACAACATAACAAGATCGAGTTGCAAGAAATACATGACAAGGTAAGACAAATATGCAATCCAGAAGTGGCAGATAAGTTCATAGGTTTGTTGATGGAAAAATCTTTGACAGCAATGATGTATGATGTATTTGGTCCAAGATATGGTGTAGGTCTATCTAATGTTGAAAAAGCTAAAGAAATCGAATTGCAGTTGAAAAATAGGCAATATGTAACACTAGACGTAAGTGGTTTTGATAATAGTCATAATCAGTACTTCAGGCAACCATGGGACTACTTGATATCAGAGTTGGCAGACAAATTTCCCCATAGATTCAATAAATATATATATCCACACATACTAAAGCAACAAATGGCTAAGAAACAGAGCAGAGTAGCATACTATTTCAAAATCGGAAATAAACAAATAAGATATTGTACACTAAGCCTAGGCCCAAGATTGGCATCAGGTTCAACATATACCACATTGATAAATACTTTCCTAATGGTGTTGGCAATAGAATTTGTAGGTGAGATAATAAATGATGAATTGACTACTTCTAGTACATCTGGCGATGACAGTGCGGCTATGCATGACGAAAAATTGAGTAAGGACACAATAATTGAGGGATACTACAGAGTATATGGATGTAAAAAGACAGATTTCTTCAATAATCTAGGCATAAAATTGAAGTACTGTATATTGTCTAAAGATATAGAAGACCTAGTACCTTGTTCCCTAGATACTTTCAGATGCACTTGTGGTGTACATATGGTAAGACATTTTTTCAAGTATATAAAAGATACCTTCATCTCAGAGAAATATCCAAAAACTATGATGCAACTCGATGTACCAGTCAGCCATTTCGAACAGTTGGTATATATAGGTGAAATGTCATGGGCTAAAGGACTAAAATTTGCTGAAGCTGTACTCAAACCATTGGATCATGGTATTCCAATATCAGAAATAGCCAGATGTATAAGTGAAAAATATGCTAAAAGATTGATGAATAGCAATAAAGCCACAAGTGTCTACCTAAGTAAATATTTTGATGTCCAAAATATAAGTAAAGAGGAAGAAAGCTTAGCAGCCGCACAACTAATATCTATACTCAAAGGGGAAAAATATGTGAAAATAAGACAAGCCAACTACTGCAACAAATGTAGCGATGCATACAATAACTATCTAAATAAAAAATATGGCATAAATGCAAATAATGTACTAGGTTTCTTGGAAGATGAAGGTAAACACTATGAGTACTACAACAATACATTGATTGAAAGGGACAATAGGTATATTCCTAACTTCATAATAAAAGCTGCCAAAGAATACTATGTAAAGAGACAAAGTAAAATAAATT